AGATGCGGAGCGCAGCCAGGCCCGAGCAGATAAAATGGCCAAGCACATAACTAAGAGACATGGCCGATCCGGTAAAAAGAACCTTAAGCGAGCAGTTGCGAAAGACCGTGCACGGCGAGATAGAGAAGATAGCGGTCCTTATGACGACGATGAACTAGCTGCTCGTGCGGAGTATTTTCCGAAGGGAAGTGTCGGCAAAATCATGAAAGGCGGACCACGAAAAGGTAAGCTAAGTAAGGATGCACAAACTAGACGTAAAAATATTATTCGGTCAGATCGGAGCCTAAGAACGCGGAATCGTGAAGATGCAAAGGTGCGGCGAAATGAACCTGCTTTCCGGAAGCAAAGCGCAAAGTTGGCCCGAAAAGGCCGGAACGAGGAGTATGAGGATCTAACCGAAAACGTTATCGACAATCTCAAGAAATTGGTCGCTCTTAGTCAAGATGGTAAAGTCAAGCTAGCCACAGGAAGCATAAAAGTGTCCCTTGATCAGGCCAGTGCTATTCTAGCAGCATATGGTGGGCTGAATAAAGTCAACCAGACCAAGATGGCTGCGTCACTTGCTTCATCTCCACAGGGATTTCAAAAAATGCTGAAATTCTCTAGCACTCAGGGCAAGCTTTCCCGTATCATTCAAGGAGCGATCTAATCCATGCGACTTATTAGCGAGCACGTAGGAACTGTCGAGTTGATTGTTGAAGAGAAGAATGGTGAGAAGCATCACTATATTCGCGGCCCGTTCATGCAGGCTGAGGTGAAGAATCGCAACAATCGAATGTATCCCAAAGCAATTCTTGCCAACGAAGCTAAACGGTATAATGAAGAGTACGTTACCAAGAAGCGAGCATTCGGCGAACTCGGACATCCTTCCGGTCCAACGATCAATCTTGAGCGCGTGTCTCATATGATTGTCAGCCTTGACGAGAGCGGAAACGATTGGATTGGCAAGGCAAAGATCATGGATACCCCCTACGGCCAGATCGTCAAGAATCTCATCGATGAGGGCGCCAATCTAGGCGTGTCATCTCGCGGAATGGGATCACTCAAAGAAGAAAAGGGCGGTGTGCAGGTAGTCCAAGATGACTACAAGCTTGCTACCGCTGCTGATATTGTCGCCGATCCTTCTGCCCCCAACGCATTCGTGCAGGGCATCATGGAAGGTAAAGATTGGGTATATGTCGATGGCGTACTAACAGAACGAGAAATTGGTCACTACCGAGAGCATGTAGATAGTGCTGGTTGGCGAGACAAAGAGCAAGCAATGTTGGATGTTTTCTCTGATTTCTTCTCAAAATTACAAAAGTAATAAATAATACACAAGAAAACGAATTCGTTTCTTTCAAGGAGAATTTAAGATGGCCAAAAAAAGCTTAGCTGCAACTATCCGAGATATGAATGAGGCAAAGGTTACAGCTACTCCAGGCAACGCAAGTATGCAGTCTGATCCGGGGCAGGATGGCACGGGACGAGATCCCGGCAAGCACGGAAATGACCCTAAAGCAAGAGGCGGCCAGGATGCTATTGCTCGTGATTCGCTCTTGACTGATCCGGAGCAGAAGAACCGCGAAGTTGCTGCAACCACGAAGCGGACCAAGACCAAGGGTCGAAAAGCTGATAAGGCCGGCGGCGAGGCCGCACTTGTCAAGCAGGGAAGTTCGGGCAAGAACGTCACGACAGGAAAGACTGTCGCAGCAAGCGAAGACGGTGGAACAAACACCAGTCGCGCAGCGGGCACCGGCGGTGAGACTGCTGTTATCAAGCAGGGTAGCTCTGATGTCCGAACAGTTAAGCAAAAGGAAGACGTTGACACTGACGAAGACCTAGAGCTGCTTGACGAAGACGAAGAGGAAGAGGATGAAGACCTCCTAGAAATTTCAGATGAGATCGTAGATCTTGTCAATGATCTAGACGAGGACGAGCTCCGCGAGCGATACGCCGAAGTTCTTGCCATTCTAGATGAAGAGCAGGATGACGAAGATTACGATGACGATGATTTCATCGAAGAGGAAGCTGAAGAAACGATCAGTGAAATCCGACGACGAATCACCGCAGACGACATTGACGTTTCTGATGATGTTAACGCACTGCTAGTTGACGAGGGCGACCTTTCTGAAGACTTCCAAGTTAAGGCAAAGACGATCTTCGAAGCTGCCGTAGTGGCAAGAGTCAATGGCGAGCTTGATCGACTTGAAGAAGCATTCAAGACCGAGTTTGCAGATGCACTTGATGCATATGAAGCAGAGCTATCCGAGAAGATTGATAGTTATCTGGGATATGTGGTAGAAGAGTGGCTGACCGAGAATGAGCTAGCAGTTGATCGAGGTCTACAGGCTGAGATTACAGAGGCCTTCATTAGTGGACTGAAGGTCTTGTTTGCAGAGCACTACATCGACGTTCCTGAAGATCAGCTAGACGTGCTGGAAGCACTTGCTGATGAGAACGATGGTCTTCGATCACATCTCAATGAAGCGATCGAAACGAACATCGACAATCAGAAGGATGCGGCCGTAGCTGAGCGATATTCTCTACTCCACGAAGCATGTGACGATCTAGCAGACACAGAGGCATCTAAGCTTGTGAGTCTGGCAGAGGGAGTCACGTTCGAGGATGGTGAGCAGTTTACCGAGGCACTGAATATTCTCAAGGAAAGCTACTTTACCGATGGTATAGTTCCTGCTGCTGAAGAGGACGTTGATGAAGAGTTGGCTAAGTCTCTAGAAGAAGCGGAGACTGTTCTTCAGGGCTCAATGGCTCAGTATTCGAACGCGCTCGGACGACAGAAGAATTAATACCCCAAAACGGGAATATTATAAATAACATTACTAGAGACTAGAGACTAGAGACTAGAGACTAGAGATTAGGGGACACGGCCCCGTTAGGCTATAACAAGGAGTTACTACATATGTTTCTTTCAGAAGAACTACAGCAAAAATGGGGCCCTATCCTAGAGCACGATGCTCTTCCTGCGATCAACGACAGCTATAAGTCTGCTGTTACTGCTATTTTGCTTGAGAATCAAGAGCAAGCAAATCAGGTAGAGCGAAGTGCCTATACGGGTATGCTTTCCGAGGCTGCTCCCGCTAATGCAACTGGAGATGGTGTCAGCAACTACGACCCAATCTTGATTAGTCTTGTTCGTCGAGCAATGCCTAATCTAATTGCGTATGATATCGCTGGTGTTCAGCCAATGACGGGTCCCACGGGCCTGATCTTCGCAATGCGATCACGTTACCTCGCTCAGGATGGAACCGAAGCTCTCTTCAATGAAGCGAATACTTCGTTCTCTGCTCTTGGTGCTGGTGATTATCCCGTTGGCGCAACGATCCACGCAAACACTCACTCGTTGCTTGACCAGGCCGCAACTGGTAATGCTATGTCAACTGCTTCTGCTGAAGCACTTGGTGATGGTACTGCTGCTCAGGCAATTCAGGAAATGGCATTCTCGATCGAGAAGGTCACTGTTACTGCTAAGAGTCGCGCACTCAAGGCTGAGTACACAGTCGAACTAGCACAGGACTTGAAGGCAGTTCATGGTCTTGATGCTGAGACTGAGCTAGCAAACATTCTGTCTGCTGAGATTCTTGCTGAGATCAATCGTGAAGTTGTTCGTACCATTAACAAGACAGCAACACGTGGCGCGGCCACGCAGACTGCTACCGCAGGCAGCTTCGACCTCGATGTTGATGCAAACGGTCGTTGGAGCGTTGAGCGATTCAAGGGCATGATGTTCCAGCTAGAGCGCGAAGCCAATGCAATTGCAAAGGCCACTCGACGTGGCAAGGGGAACATCGTTCTCTGCTCAAGCGATGTTGCATCCGCACTGTCGATGGCCGGTCTTCTAGATCATACTCCTGCCCTAAAGGACAACTTGAATGTTGACGATACGGGCAACACCTTCGCGGGTGTCCTTAACAACCGATTCAAGGTTTACATTGATCCCTACTTCAATGCTAACTGGGCTTCGACACCTACGCAGGCCCTTTCGGGTGGTGGAGAAGAATACTTCACTGTTGGGTACAAGGGCTCTAGCGCATACGATGCTGGTCTCTTTTACTGCCCATACATTCCGCTACAGATGGTCCGAGCGGTTGGCGAGCAGAGCTTCCAACCAAAGATTGGTTTTAAGACACGATACGGTCTTGTAGCTAATCCATTCGCGACGACCGGTGGCGCAGACGGCATTGACACCAACGCAATAAGCGCAGTTGCCGATTCTCAGCGTAACCTCTACTATCGATCGGTTCGCGTTACCAATCTAATGTAGGAAATTGTGAGTCTGACTCACACAAACGAAACCCCCTGGGCATTGAGCGCCTTAGGGGGTTTTGTGGTTCTGGGGTCTGAAAAAGCACCCAGACCGCCGAAGAATTTCTAGCATAAATAGTAGACAACCTCCTCTTAGCCAAGGAACACTTATGTCAATAAACATAACAGCTAACTCTACCACTGTTGGAGCTCTAGCGGCCAAACCAGGCAATCTCGACTTCCTCAGCCCGCTAGGATTTAAGTGGGGCATCCGGAAGATTCCCCACGTATCATGGTTCGTCCAAGAGGTGTCGCTTCCTGGGCTATCATTGGATGAGGTTGATCAGCCTAACCCCTTCGGGTATGCGTACCAGCCAGGGGATAAGCTCACATACGACCCGTTAAATATTACCTTCAAAATGGACGAAGATCTTAAGGGCTGGATTGAGCTGCAAAATTGGATGGTTGGTATTGGTAGCCCTCGCGAATTTGGGGAGTATAAAAACAATCTGAGAAGAGGGCAAGATGCTATTGTTTCTGATGGTACCCTAATCATCATGA